GCCGCACGTGATTTGCTTAAACATTTTGGCTTACCTTCGCCGGGTTTACGGTCACCACATTTACCAATACGTTCACCTTTTGTATTGTAACGGTCCCAACCTCCGCCGCCGGCTCCGCCTTTTTTGCCTTTGCCAAACCATGCTCTTAAATCTTCATTAATGACATCTTTAATTTGCATATTACTTCTTCTTACTTTTGCCCCAATTAGCCGCACCAACTTTTCTACATTTTGATAAAGCACCTGATGCATATGCACTAGGCCAAACTTTGTATCTGCTTTTTACTTTGTGATAACAAGCATCTTTCTCGCCTGCTTTTTCATCAAATTGTTCTTCAGTTAATTCTTCTAATGATTCCATCATACGTCCTGGAATCTTACCTTTATCAATCGGTGACATATGTTTTAAATCTGCACTATCAACTGAACCTTTAAATCCATATGACTTATCGTAAATGTGTACCCAACCATTGCCATCATTTTTTACATATGAAATTGCTGTGTCAGGATAACGAATAATACCATACCTAGTTGTGCCTTCAAATAATTCATTAAGTTTCATAACACTATACCCAATCCACGTCAAACCATGTTGCTGGTGACTCAATTTCTTCGTCTTCTAAAATCTGTTCTAAATCTTCACTTGGAATTTGTCCTTTAATTTCGTCCCAATTCTGTATCATAGCCAAATTAATGTAACCAGTTTGTTCCCATTCTTTGTTTAAATCATGTGTGTAAGTACCATCTACTTTCAATGAATCTGTTACTGTCTGTGCTAGACTTACTAAATCATCACGATCTGAATATTTCCAGCCAATAAACTCATCTTGACTTATCTTTGCTACAGGTTTTGGTGCTTCAGATATAATTCCTGAAAGGTCTTTTAGTCTTTGTATATCATTCATTGCCCCGGCTCCTTATTTCTTTTTGTTTTGCTTTTGAAATCTTCTAATTAAACTTCTATGTTGTGCAATGGTACCAAAGCCGTCTGTTGTTCCAGCAATACTACCTGAAGAAGTAGTTTCTTTCATACCTGCTAATCTTCTAATTTCATCTAATTCATTTGTTTCCATGTTTACGTTGTACACTTCATTCATTTGTGCTTGTACTTCGTCCCATGCTTGACCGGCTTTATCAGCACCACCTAATGTACCAGAATGCATTTTGATAAAGTCATCTCTATCATTTTCTTGTGCATCTTGATGTATATCTGACATTTTACCTTCGTCAACTGCTTCTTCGCCCATTGTAAGTGCTTCTGGTTCTAAGTCACTTGGTACAACATTTTTTGCTCTATCAAGTACTGCTTCAAAATTTGAAACTAACTTATCCATTGTAGTTAACTGGTCTTGTAAATCGCCTCTGCCTGATGAATCCATTTTAGCATCTAAGTCTGCTAATTGATCTATTTCATCTTTTAAATTTTCTAAAGACATTCTTAAAGTATAGATAGTAGATGCTTTTTCGTCATCGGTTTCATCTTCATTTACAGATTCTTTTTTCTTCTTCTTTGGATCGTATCCGTTTGCAAATGCCGCTTTACGTTGTGCATCACTTTTGAATCCTTCTTCCATATCGTTCATGTCATGGTGTCTACGGTAGTCTGCTACAAAGTCTTTAATTTGGTCTCCACTCATATAACGCACTAGTTCGTCAAATACAGAATGGTCTGGACAATCTAATTCGTCACATAATTGATAGATAGGTTCTGCAAACTCACCTACTGCTTCTGTTAATTCTTTTGCTTTCATTTTTGTCTCCTTAGATTCGACCTTTGCTCCTGTTTTAGGGTCTATTTTTATTTTTTTGTTATCTCTAGTTGCTAATGTAATAGGTTTAGTTGGATCTTTGTCGTCCATACCAACAACTCTTAAAGAATCATTCTTTTTAATATTAACATTTCTTGTAACTTGTCCTGTTTTAGGATCTTGTGTTGGTGCCATGTTTTGTGCTAATGAATCTTGATCTACTTGATCTAATTCATAACCTAAATCGTCCATGTCTGTATCTGCTAAACTTCCAGGTCCTGCTACACGTTGAGTACCTTGTATTGCACCCATTGCATCATTGTTTTGTCCAGCACCCATACCTCGTTGTACATTGCCTTTAATTTGACTTGCAATATTACTTAACGCACCGCCTACTTTTTTAACTGCACCTGTAGCGGCCGCTGTCTTGCCTGAAATTTTATTCTTTACTGCATTTTTTGCTTGTTGGTAATCATCATAACCTTTAGCAGTTTGTGTTCCAACATATGAACCTGCTTGTCCAACTTTGTTAGCAGTGTTAGCGGCGCCTCTATATGCACCAGTAGTTTTAATAGCATCGCCTGCCATACCAGCACCTTTACCCATCTTACCAATTGTGGGTTTCATTTTATTTGCAGTGCCTTGTCCTAATGCTCTAACAGTACTAATTAATTCATCTAATCTTTCGTAGTTTGATTCTTTTAATGCTTCTGTAATAGTAAACATTTCTTTAAGAGGTAACGATCTTAATTGATCAACATCTTGATCTGTTAATTCGTAATGTTCTCTTAACCTTTCAAAGGTATTTGTTAATTTAAGATCCATTATCTTCTCCTTAAAGACTTATTCATTTTTTGTACACGTTTACTATACGGGTTCATTTTCATAGTTCTTCTACGTTTGAACGCCATACGTTTACCATACTTTGCTTTAACCTTTTTGAATGCAAATCTTTTTTTCAAATCAATCGGTTTTGAGCATTGTCCTGGCTTTGATACAACTCTGTTCTTACGTGGTCCAGCCATGCATCTAAATTTTTGTACAATCTTATTGCCTGATCTGGCCCAAACTCTACGGCTAGATTCAAGAAAATTTGTTGCAGTTACTGGCTCATATAAGTCATCAATTTTCATATATGTATTTATCAATACAGTTTAAAAAAAGACTAATAGAATCAAATGGAATAAGTGTTAAAGATTTAATTAACTATTGAAAATGAATGTAATAACAGAACCAATAATTACAGTGATAAATGTGCCCATTGCCCATATAATCATTTTTTCTAATTTTGTAATATTTCTGTTATTTTCTTGAACGTTTAATAGGATTTCGTTTTTTTGACCATCTATTTTTTGGTCTAGTGATGAGTGGACATTGTCTATTTTGGAATTGAGTTGCACCCATCGCTCTGCTTCAATAGCAATGTGTGCCTCGAGATTTTCTTTCTCGATATCGTAAGTTGGAATAATATCTCTCATTGTCTTTGGATCGCTCATAACAAAAGTATTTATATAACTAGGGTCTGTTTAATATATGTATTTTTAATGATTTTGTCTGTAGTGTTCAACATATCAATTTTTTTACCAATCACTGGTGTATTACTAATTGCTCTATACGCCAGGTCAACATTTATAACTTTATCGCCTTCAACTTTAAATTTAAAAGTCCAAACTTTTTTCCTACCAGTAAACTTACTACCAAACTGATGTTTCTTTAAGTCCTCAACTTTACTAGTTGGGTCTGAGTCGTACATGGGTTGAACACTTAAACTAATACCATTTATTAGAGTGTTAAAATTCTTTGTTGTAACATCAGTACGTTTTTGAGTGTTTGTGATATTAACTAATGTGTAAAGCGTAAACTCATGTACCTTCATACAAATATTTAGTCAAAAAGAAAGGGGGCGAACCCCCTTTCTAATTATTCTGTATATACTAAGATTAGTATGCGAAATCTGCTACAGTTACATCTGGGTCACCTGAAGCCGCTCTTACTGCCGCTTGTAGTTGTGCCGCTGTTGCACCGTTGTTTTCGATTGCAAATCTCCAGCCGCCAGCCGCCGCTTCACCAATAATTACTACTGTTGAAATTGACTGTAAGCCTTGTACTGCATCTTTTAAGTATGCCGCTTGTGAAGCATCTGTTGATGCGTCTCCAAGTGTGAAATGTGATAATGAGCCAGCGATGAATTGAGCATCTGCCGCTACTGCACCTGTTGTTGCTACCATGGGATAATCCTCCTGTATAAAATTTATCCGTAATTAGCACGAATGCTAATTGTTTATAAAGTTATTTATCAAATTTAGGTGATTTTTATTACTTTAAGAAGCGTCCTGCCGCAAAACCAGCGGCCGCACCTAATGCTGGATAAAGCATGAATCTTTTTGCCGCACTATGGCGTTTTCTGTTGCTAATATCCGAACTACTAGGCTGTTTCTTTTCCATATCTACTGAACCAGTGTCTATGTAACTTCTTTCTTTTGCAAAATTAGCAAGAATAGGTCTTAATTCTGACATAGGAAATCTTGCTCTTAATGCTTGTAATAGTCTAGTAACAACACTAATACGTTGTTGACTACTTAAATTATTCCAATCAGCACCCATACGTCTTACTGCTTTGTACTGAGGATTATCAATTTTAAGTTGTCTTTCAAGTTTAAACAAATATGTATTATCAAAGTTAAAGTTTAATTCTGTTTTTAAGATACCATTCATAAATCTTTTAAACATCATAATATCAAATCTAAAGTTCTTAAACAATGCATCTGATTCAACTTCGTCGCCAACTAATTTTCTTAATGTAGAACCATCTCTAACTACACTAGCCGCCATATATAAATCTGTACCACTACTTCTAAAACTTGAAAAATTACCATTTGATAAAGTTTTTCTAGCATATGTAGAAGCGGCACTAGCATAACGAAAATCGTTTTTAAACACAACTAAAATAATACTATACAAGAAAATAATGTCTGCCGCATCACGAGCATTGTAACGTGAAATTGCACTCTTACTTCTCATAAGTTTACTTTCAGAAAGTTCATTAATAAAATTAAATTTACTTTCTTTTTCAATAGGCATTTCATGACCACCTTGCATAGCGGCATATTGTTCTAATGTATATTTTTCATCTTTGCTCATACTATTATTTACCTAGTTAAACTTGTCTGCTTTTGGCTTCGAAAAGTTCTTTGCACTAAAATCTAGTCTATCAACAATCTTAACTGCATCGCCCATTCTATCAACTGCTACAAATCCTTCTGCAGGTGATACTTCATAACCACTTTCTGTTTCTACAAAACTTTCAATGTTATCAAGTGCGTCTAATTTTCTTTTGATATTATTTTTAATTTCTGTTATAATTACATAAATTTTATATATCTTTTCTAACTCATTTTTGTTAGCAGTAAGGTATTCTGTAAGATTGGAAATTCTATCTAATCTAGTTTTAACACTTTTACTCTCTGGATCCTGATTCTTTAATTTAGATATTTCAACATCAACTCGTTTCTTATACCCATCAAGTAAATCAGCATACATTTTCTGGGGGTCTTGTTCAATACGTGGAGTTGGTTCTTTAATGTATTTGTTAATTTGAATTTTTATACTGTCAATTACATTAGGTTTACCTATGTCAGGTAGATTAGATAGTACTCCAAAATCAACACTGTCAACACTTTGTTCAACTGTATTAATTAACTCATTAATTTTTTTAGATTCTGTTTTTGTAAAGTTTGCTATTCCTGAATAGTCTTTAATAATTGCATCATCAAACCAAACGTTAGATGTTTTTGTTAATTCACTGCTATCAAAACCAAAAGTAGCATTCATATTTTCAATACTATCACCTTCATAACTTGTATGCCATACTACACCAACTTCTGCATTTTGCATCTGTCTAGCAATATCACTACCTTCTGGTACTGCATACGTTAAGGTATTTGGTTTAAAAGTAATATACTTCTGACCAGATATGTTTTTGGCTTCAAGATCTCCTTTAGCCCAAAGCATATCACCTTGCAACACACCTTTAATATTCAATTCTTTTAAATACTTTAGTGCAAACTTTAATTTTCTGTTTAAGCCATCTGCCTCATGATTATTATCTATATCTTCAAATGATTTGTTAAGTTTTGCATCTACATTAAATACGCCTTTTGTGCCTACAAAGAATTTGCCATCTGAGGGATCAACACCAGCAAATATAGCAGGTGCACCGTCCCATTTAGTTGTAATTTTTACATCGCCGTTTGAATTACCTGCAAGTAATCCTAAAAGTCCTCTAAGCATTTGTACAGACTTTGATATACCTGCTTGGCCTAAATTTAAAATTTCATCTTCAACGTGTTCTAAATGTGTATTTTTGCTTGACTCAGCAAGTTCAGATCCATGAAAAGGATTCTGTTTTCTACGAGGTTTTCGTGGACCACGATGTCTGTTTTTATTAACATCGTTTAATATTATTTCATTTATTTTCATCTAATGTTCTCTGTACTGCTTTAGTAAATTTCTCAGGGTTTCTAGATCTAATAGCATTGAAAAGTTTACGTTCGAGTATCTTTTCTTGTTCTTCAGAGAAGTTTTCATTAACAAATTCAAATAAGTTAATGGCTGATGATATAAGATGATTGGCTCTGCTTTCAACCAACAATGATTTATTCTTTGTTTTTGAAATGGAGTCAATTTCAGTTAAAATACTTTTAATTTTCATAATAGTAACCCTGGTTTGTTAATATATTTATCATTAAGAGTCTATTTTATTAACTCAACTTTTTGATTAGTTTCTGTAAACTAGCACCTTTAGCAATAAAATCGTGGTCTTCAGGGTCACTTTGTAAAGGTTTACTTACGTTTGATGTTTTATTTAAATTACTTAAACTATCATAAATTTGATCAGATCTGCTTTCATGTTGTTCTAATTCTTCTTCAGTAAAGTCAGTAATTCTTAATGTAGATTGATCAAATTTCAAGTTTATTCTAGTGCCAACACCACTACTGCTTCTTGTTTTCATGAACTGTAACTGATACTGTCCACGTTCACGCATTGGACCACTAGTGTAAATACCCATAACATTATCAGCAGTATTGATCTTACTAATACCACCACTAATATGGCTATGATCAAACTCTACCTCTTCAACACTTGCTCTGTTTAACTGCGAAGCAGTAACAAACAATACGTTTAAGTCCTTTGCCAAAGAACGCATTTCTTCAGATACATATTTGTCTTTTACAAACAAATCACTTGGACTAACACGTCTATCATTTGGCATCATCAAATCCATATAGTCAATTACTAATGCATCTGCTTTAATACCTGTTTGTATTTCATACTCTTTTAAAAATGCTTTCAAACTATTTGCATTACTACCAGAACCCATATATGTTATTTGCAAGTTACCTGCTTTTTTACCTGCCATTTTAACTTTTAAATTAACATCTTCTAAGTTTTTAAATATGTCTTTACTTGGCGTACCTGTAAGCATAGTATCTAATCGCATACCAACAAGTTCTTCGCTCAATTCAAATGTTACATATACAACATTTAATCCTGCTAATGCCCAATTTAAACTAAGATTTTGTAAGAATAAACTTTTACCACTACCACTACCACCTGCAAATATATTCAGTTCACCTTTATTAAATCCACCAAATAATTTATCATCAAGTGTTTTCCAGCCTGTACTATTCTGCCCATTACTATCTTTAAGTAGCATAAGCCTTGCTTCTGGATCTTCAAAATAATCTACACCTAAGTTTTTAGGCAATCCTACTTCACTTGCTTCTTTAACACGTTTCTCAACTAAATCATAGTTGCCTTTTTCAATATCTTCTGCACTAGTTAAAATTGCTTTTTCAAGACTTTTGTATTTAGAAAACTCTTGAAACTCATCTAAAAACCATTCACTGTGTCTTGCAACATCTACATTTTCTAAGTCTACATTAACACCATGTGTTGCTTTAATCTGTTCAACTGTTGGAAGTACTTTATACTTGTCACTGTATTCTATAATCATATCAACAATGTCTCTGTTCTTTCCAGAAAAGAATTCACTATTAATAATATTTTGACAGCGAACATAAAGTTCACCATCTTTAATCATAAATCCAATAAACAAATCTTCTAATTCTTTAGTATAATTTTTCATAGTTTTTCAAAGTACCTATTTTTTAATATCTCAATTTTAACTCTACTACTTATTCTATTTTCAACTAGTTTTTTTACAACATAATGTTTGCCTAATGCTAATACTGCATCATTAAGATCTTTATGCTCCCACTCTGGAAAACTTACTGACCAACCATTTCTAGTTGCGTGTTCTACTAGTCTTTTACCTGCTACATCTCTATCAGGTACAATAATTTTTTCAGTTCTAAATGTATTCAAATATTGTGCCTGTTGTTTATTACAGTATACACCACATAATGCTAAACAATCAATAGCCATAGCATCAAATGGACCTTCTGTAATTAATGTAAACTTTCTTTCTTTATTATATACACTATTAAGATTATATAAAAAGTTAGGTTGCTTATCTGTATAATATTTAGGAACACTATCAGGCAAATTTTTGTCTATGTGTCTTGCTGTCCAGCCAACAATTTTATCTTTCCAACGATATGGAATAATTACTCTGCGATTTAAGTTTGCTCTATTACTATCACTAACATAAAAATCACTAGTATCTGTAAAACCTCTATTATGCAGATAAGCAAGGTGCTCAGGATATTGATCACTTATAAGTGAAGAAGATTCTGGAAGTGTTCTTTTATCAAATTCTAATTTTGTAAAAGTTTGCTTTTCCTCTAGTATAGTTGAAATTTCTTTTTGTTTAAGACTCAAGACTTTAAACTTGTTAATTTCAGTACTATCAACATTTAGAGCTTGTAACAAATCAACCATTTTAACAGTCAACACTTTTCCTTGTTTATAACTTGCTTTGTATCCACAGTTAAAACAATGGTAACTAATAGTTGTGTCGCTGGTTTTAAAACCACCTCGCTTTCTAGTATCTGGTCGCGACTGCCCTCGCTTTATACACATAGGACAATTAGTAGTTGACCACCCACTCGGAGTTTGTCTACCACCTATTTTACCATTTATAGCCAGACTGATATCGTTGATTAGCATAGTATTACTATAACTTATTGTGTGTGTTTTGTCAACTAGTTTCTAACAAGTATTTTTGTAAGTGTGCCGGCTGTAGTAGTGTAGTAAAAACGTAATTTTCTAACATTAGCCTTAATATTAAAAGGCTCAATACCTGTAGAAGCAGTATAATTTACAAAATTATTTGGTCCTCTAATTGGTATTGGAAAGAAATCTGAACCTACTGGATTGTCTTGTAGCGAGCCTTCTACATAAACTGTTCCTGTAAATCCATCTGTGTACACTGCAATAGTATGTAAACCGGTAGTGTAGTTTTTATCAGCGGCCGCATCTACAACATTAGAAATAAATCTTTGCGGTGTTTGTGAATCACCTGTAAATGTATCTGCAACACCAGTAACTAATGGTTCTGGCATAATACCGTCTAATAGTTCAACAACAAATCCTGCTGTTTGCCCAATATCACCAAATAACAAACTTTCATCTGATGTATTATCGTCAGTCATTTTTACTGACATTTTGTACAAACCTGCATCTAAATTAGCAGTATCTGCATATGTTAATAGTACTTCAGCAAGTCCGTCTGTTGAATTTGTAACAGTTACAGGCTTTCTGAATACTAGTGAAGTATCAATAGGATTGATAAAAAATGCTTCTAATGTTTTATTAGTAGCAGTAAACGGTCTACGTTTATTGTCAAACATTTTTATTTCAATATTATTGTCTATACCTCTATGTATTTTAATTGTTTTATCATTCATTGGCTCACCTAATCGAGATGCATCTTCTCGTATCATTAATTGTACTTTATCGTTAAAACTGTATGCTTTAGTGTAACTCATAATTATATTTATCATAAACTACCTAATGCATTTTTTTGGCGAGAATGATCGGTAAATACAATTAATGGAAGAACAAGATATTAAAGATTTTCAAGAAAAATTTCCCTTTTTAACAGGAATAAATTACGGTGGTAAGGAACACGTTGGTATAGTACAAAACTATAACAATCAACTAACTACAATATACGATTTTAATAAGTTAAAAACAGAAGAACACAAACAAAGATTTCTTGAGATAGGCGACACATGGTGGTGGGAATCAAATAGGATTGTACCTATTAATATATTTCTGCCTAATGAAATAGAACACTTTAAGTACTCTTTGTGTCATATGATAACCAAAGATGTTGACGTAATCTTTGGACCGGTTATTAGTCTTAATAATATTGCTAAAAAACGTATCAAACGTAGAAGTATACAATTAGTAAGAAAAATAGATTAACGTATTATTTCAACTTCATCTTCAGTCATAATAACAACTCTAGCACCGCATGATAGTATAGGCTTTTCATTACCGCCATACATTACTGTACTAGGTCCGTTTAATTTAACTTCATGACAGTATGTATTTTTCTTACCTTGCTTAACTGTTATAACAGGTTCATCTGTACCATGCTTTTTATTGGCTCTTATTTTATGCTGATTCACGTGAATGTATGTTTTAGTCATTTTGTAATCCTTCGCATATTAAATTCATTTGTATTACTACGGCATGAGCATATGCTATTGCATGAGCCTTCTTAAAGTAATAAGCACCATCACTTGGTTTTATCCAAACCTCTTTCATTATCACTGGCCATGTCTTTCCTATCAGATGTCTCTTTGCTGGTCGTATCATTGCTAGTACTGCCGCTAGTTGCTCTATATTCTTCGGTTGTGTCTGTTTTAGCACTGAACTGTGTTCTCCTACGTGAAACAAGTTGTTGCTGAAGTCTGGCTCTGTAAGTAGATCCCATAATGGCTCCTGTTTAAGTAATTTATTAAGATGATCCTCGGATTGGATATCTTTATACAACGAAACATTAAGAATATCTAATTTAAAATATCCTCTATCTTCTGCTTCTTTGTAATTCACTGAACTAGTATTTGTAATTGGATTTACTGGAATATCTGTAAAGTAAACACCTGTATTGTGTTTTTTCAACCCATCTAATGATGCATTACAACTGTCAAAATGTTTTAACACTTTGCGTCTATCAGCAACATCAATATCAATATCAGGTAGTTTTAATTTAACAGCCATTTTCCGTTGTTCCAGTTTCGTAATCATGCATTGGGTCTTCAACAACTTCCACTTCAGGATGTATTCGATCCATTACAACTAGATTATTTAATTGTTGTTTTTCAGGTGTATCAATATAAACTAAATCTATCATTGCTGTATTTGCTAATACTGTAGCACCAAATTCTTCACATAATGTTTGACTTGCAAGTAAACTTCCACCAGTAGCAACTAAATCATCTGCAATAATAACACGACTAGTATGCCCTAGTATACCTTCTTGTAACTCAATAGTATTAGTTCCATATTCAAGTTCATAACTTTGTTTTTTAGTATTACCTGGATATTTAGAATTTTCTTTTCTAATCATTACAAACGGTAACATCATTTCTTGTGCTAACGCACTACCAAGTACAAAGCCTCTGCTTTCAACTCCAACAATATGTGTTGGATATTTAATATGTCTATCTCTTTCTAATCTTCTAGCAAGGCTTTCCACCATTACATGAAATGCAGGACTTGCAAATACACTATTTAAATCATAAAAGTTTATACCAGGCTTTGGATAGTCTGGAATAGTTCTACATAAATCAACTACACTATACATTGACTTTCTCCTTATAAAGATCAATAATATTTTTTTGCATAAGACCTGTCATAAAGTTTTCAATAGCATCTTCCACATAGTACATTGAATGATCGCTATAATCAACTAGTCCTAGCATTTTATTATCTTCATAAAACTCAACATAGACTTTATCGCCTACTCTTTTAATTTTTGTATCTCTATTTTCTAACATCATAAACCAGCCTCCTTTAGTATTTCAGTTAGTACTTTTACATCATCTGGATTTTTATCAAATCGCTCTGTCCAAAATCTTGGAGAAATC